ATAGCAACGATGGTCGCACTGTGAACAAAGGTCGTGGTCCCACAGTGGGCAATGACGGTCGCTGCGACACACCCAAGAATCTTGGTGCATCAGTCACGCGAGACAACAGTCGGCCCATGACCAGCCCCACTCCAAGCGTGCCAGCACAAGGCAGCATCAGAGACAACATCAACCGTGGTGCTCAGGTTCGCACACCTGGTGGCACAGTGATGCCAAAGAAGCCCTCAAACCCAGACAAGATTCGTGTGGGTCAGACAGGTGGTCCAGACTACGGTGGCACTACCAAAGGGTCCAAGCCTGCCAACAAGGGCGGTCAGACAGACTTCAACTACGGCCCACGCAGCCAATACTAAGGACTAGGCCCAAATGACAATACCTTTCATCCCACAAGGACCATCAGCTATCATTGCCTATGCTGATGATTCAACCGACACCAGTGTAACACTCACAACAGGTGCGTATGGCATGCCCAATGTGCTGCTGTTTGTGAACCCTGATGTGGCCAATGTGGTGGCAGTGAACTACAGCTTTGATGCTCTAGACACCAATGCCTCCATACCAACATCAGGTGCCAATGGTCAAGGATGCATTATAGGTCCTGCCAGCAGTGTGATGTTGCGTATTGATAGCACATACCGCACAGGCAACATCTATGTGAGTGCTGCTGGCGACACAGCCACAGGCAGTGTATTTGTAACTCCAGGAGTAATTTAATATGAAAACAGTGACCGGCAAAGCCGTTAACCAAAAGCGTGGTCCCACAGTGGGCAACACAGGCACACCTAGCAAGCGTGAAGAGTTCATGGCTGCCAAAAGCAAAAGCGGATCAGAGCGTAGTGCCTTGGCCGACATGGTAAGTGACGCTGTGGCAGCCAGAGGACGAGGCATGAAAGGCTTTAGAGATCCCAGCACTGAAGGCCTCAGCCCCAAGACCAATGTGGGTCGCGGTCCTACCCGAGGCAACGCTGGCAAAAGTGGTGCTGCAAGAAAAGGCGCACTAGGCGCAACCTCCGGCTACTAAAATCTAGTTGCCAACCCAACTCCTGGTGTCAAGGGCATCAGGAGTATTTGTTTATTATTGAAAGGATCAGAACATGAACAACACTCCCTCCACGGAAGCGAACATCTGGGACGCCGTGCCCCAGGAAACCCCCAAGAAAAAAGAAAAGCCAGCAGCCAAGCCTGTGCTGCCTGTACGGCCACAGGCAAGTGAAAGCCACACACCGGATCGAGACTTTGATCTGGAAGGCCTCATGACAGACTTTCCCACAGCCACTGACCTTGAACGCTTTGTGTTCGACCAAACCGGTGTGGTGCTGAGTCTCAAAGGCCGTGCCAACAAGCTGAAGTATCAGGTGGCCATGGATGTGCTCAACGGCACAGCAGTGGATCCCAAGTTCATTGGATCTGACAATCCTTACCTGGACAAGACTGACATGGTGCCTGAAGAGCCAATGAAGACTCCTGATCCTAGAGACCCTGATCTACCTGCCAGAGACACAGTGCAGAACGAATTCTTCACGGCCTTTGTGCCACACAGTGATTCTGAATACCATTCACAGGGTCGCAAGATGCACTGCACATTTCGCAAATACAAAACAGGTGAGATCAGCTATGAAGTGCTGGGACCAATTGAACCTAGACCCTATGGCGAAAAGATTGACAAGTTTGGTCGCAGTCGTCCAGAGATCATCAAATGGGTTGATCCACGCACAGGCGAGCAAATGGTACAGCGTGAAGATGGCACACTCACACCCATTGGTCGACGCTTGCGAGCCATGATGCAGACCATGAAGTTCAATGAAAGCAACCAGTGGGTCATGTACATTGACCGTGAGTTCTTGAGCCTGGATCGACAGGCTGCTCAGAACCCCTGGGATCTGGAAAAATGAACACAGACCACAGCCTACGCGACGGCATGATTCACAACGCTGTGGAGTCACGGCGTGCTGATGATACCAAGATACAGCAAAAGGTCAATGCTGCTCACCGTGAGGCCTTTGTGGCTAGGTTTCCTGGGCAGCTGGAACACACCATGCGACTTGTGATGGAACGACTACAGTTCTGCCTAAACAAGCCGCCTGGCACTGATCTTGGCAGCCCAGAAACTTGGCTGGCACGACCAGAAGAATTGGCCAGCCTGGCTCAGAGTCTATGGCATCTGGAACAGGTTCGACACTACTGGCCCATTTCTGAGTCCCTATAATGGCCTATCAGCTACACCAGCAAGACTGTGTGGAATGGATGGCTGCACAGCCGGCTGAATCAGTGGACTGTGTGCTGACCTCACCACCCTACGACAACATTCGAAACTACAATGGTTATTCATTTGATTTCGAAAGCACAGCACAACAACTTGTGAGACTGCTGGCACCTGGCGGTGTGATTGTGTGGAATGTTGCAGACGCCACTCAAGCAGGTTCTGAGTCAGGCACCAGCATGCGGCAGGCCTTGTATTTCATGAGCCTGGGTCTAAGACTGCATGACACCATGATCTATGTCAAACGCAATCCCATGCCTACCAATCGGGCCACCCGACGATATCATCAAGCCTGGGAATACCTGTTTGTGTTCTCAAAACACACACCTCGAGTGTTCAATCCCATTCAGGTTGCTGCCAAGTATTCAGGTGATGCCATGATGAAATACCGTGGACAGGATGGTGCATTGACCTACAAGAAGACTCCACGCAATGCTCAGACCAAACTACGCAATGTGTTTGAATACACCATTGGCGGTGGCCACACCACCAAGAACAAACAGCTGAGTCAGCATCCTGCACTCATGCCAGAACAGCTGGCTCTAGACCAACTGAGTACCTGGGCTGACAGTTCCAGCAGAATATACGATCCTTTTGCAGGTGCTGGCACCACAATGTGGGCAGCTCAACAACTGGGCTTTGACAGTGTAGGAACAGAAATAGATTCCGAATACTGTGCATTGATACATCACAGGATGACTCATGCTTGATCCTAGTGTACTCATGCGGCGTGCCCTGCGTTGGGTCTTGGACAGTCATAGTATCCCGCCTGAAGCCTGGACCACACTAGACCAGCACCAACAGCTCCTGCTGCAGGACCTGGTGATTGGTGTGAGTGATGACATGGCCTACAACCAGCTCAAATACTTTAGACCCTTTGAACATCAGGTCAGCTTCTTCAATATACACAGCAGTCGCAGAGGTATTCTAGCTGCCAACAGGATTGGCAAGACTGTATCAACCTGCTATGAAACTGCCATGCATCTCACAGGTCAGTATCCTGACTGGTGGACCGGCCATAGATTCCGCAAACCCATCACTGTGATGGTGGCCGGTGAAGGCTGGAGCCAGGTGGCCCTGGTGCTGCAACAAGAACTGTTGGGCACACCAGATGTCAAGTTGCAGGACCAATTGGGCACAGGAGCCATACCCCGAAGTGCCATTGTGCAGGAAACCATGCGTGGCGATGGTGCCAATGCTATTGGTGTGGAAGTGCGGCATGTGTCAGGCGGTAAATCATATCTGTTGTTTGCCAACTACACACAAGAAGTGCGACAGTTACAGGGTTTCAAACTGGATCTTGCTGTGTTTGATGAGCAACCACCTGATGACTTCTTCTCAGAAATAGTCACAAGAACTGCCACCACACAGGGCATGATCATGTGCAGCTTTACACCACTCAAAGGACTAAATGGCTTGGTATCAAAATTCTGGAATCGAGAAGCGGGATATGATTATGTTCGTGTTGCTTGGGACGATGTTCCTGAGTATGATCTATGGGGCGAACCATTCCTACTTGCTCACACACGCGAACAGCTATCGCGAGACTATTTGCCACACGAGCGTGAAGCCCGTATGCAAGGCAAGCCCGTCATGGGCAAAGGGGCTGTGTTTCAGATACGCACCTGGCCCACATACAAGACAGGCGATGTTCCGTTTCAAGAGATGCGAAATATACAGCGTGTGATAGCACTGGACCTGGGCCTGGTCAATGACAAAACAGTGATCAGTCTCATGTACTGGGAACCATATGAACGCACAGCCTGGCTGCACAAACAGATTGTGGTGCAGGGCATAGAAGAAGCTGTGCCCACACAGTATATCAATCATCTCCTACGACCCGAAGTGTATGGCACACCCATTGTGCTGCCTGCGGATGCCAACACAGCTGGCCGCTACACCATGAGCTCCAGCAGCATTAGAGAACTGTTTGAACAGTATGAACTCAATGTGTATCAATCAGCCATAATGAATCCACCAGATGCACAAGGGCGTGTGACCAATCACAAGAGCTATGGCATCAACCAGATGCGACAGATGCTGGAAGTGGGCAGCCTACAGGTCAATGAGAACTGTGTGGACTTCCTGCGTGAGGCTTCCAACTACTATGTAGATAGCCAAGGACGATTCTCGGACCCAGATGACTGCATTGACTCAGCCCGTTATGCACTCCTGGCCTGCCTGCAAGGCATCTGCGAACCCTGGGACAACCTCAGCCCACAAGAACGCATGCGACAACAACGAGCCAGCATGCTGAAACCAAAAGACGACAGCCACAAGCCAGCCTGGAAGAAAAGTTTCAATCCTGCAGGATAACAATTCGTATAAATACTTGCATGGAGGACACAATGAACACATTACTCAATTCACTGCTGGGTCAGAATGCAGAATTTCCTGGCAGCGCACATCAACAGTCAGCAGCGCAGTATTCAGGACCTGGACTATTGTCAGGACAGTTACATCCAGGACAATACTCACAAGCACAACAAAACGCAATCTGGAACAATCAGACACAGGCCTACATGCAACAGACTTTTGCTCGACTACAACACCGTTTTCAGATTGATGGTGTGAGCATGGACCTAAAACAGTTTGTGGAAACCCTGTGTCCAGATCCAGAAGATCCTTGGCGCAGTCATCTGCTGTTGAAATATGCAGGAAGAGATGCATGAGCAAGGGCAGTAATTCAAGACCAATTCAGATTCCAAGAGAGCAGTTCAAAAGCAACTGGGAAAAGACTTTTGGTCAAAAGCAACCAAGACCTGAACACCAACCAGAACCCAAGAAATGAACATACAAGAACTACAAAACCTAACACTGGCACACCGAGCACAACTGCTGGGACCATTGTATACACAGCTTGCGGGCCTGGTCACAACAGGTCCATTCACCGGCCTGCAGCTCACGCCCGAAGTGTGCTGGGGCGATGGCGACACAGCAGCCAAGCTCTTGGGCGTGTATGAACAAGAACTACAAGAATACATCAAGCGTGTGTTTATTGAACCCTGCGATCTTGTGATCAATGTGGGTTCAGC